TCATCCTTTGTTTCACCAACCCAAACACGAACTCCGCCTTTGGTATCACGCTTGTAAATAGGTCCAAATTTCATTATCATTGCTGTTTCTCCGTTTGATGGTTAACCATATCACATTTTCACAATGGCGTAAACTGAAAATAGTCAACGTACATGTATCGCGGAACATCTTGTGTGCTCCATCCGCCCCACCATTGACTGTGTGTTCCCCAATGGTTAAAGACCATATGTCCTAACTCGCTAGGAACAACCTGATGATGCTGCCCAATAAGGACACCATCTCTAAAGAAAGAAACTACCCCAGGTTCCCATACGAATTGATATGTGTAAAATTGCTCATGCGGAGCAGGGCCATCCAGTGACAGTTCTGAGTGTTGGTTATCTCTATTTTCTCCTTGCCATGATAGCAGGTGTGTCTTGTCACTACGCTCACCGCTCTCAAACTCAATATCAATTTCAGTCACTGCACCAGGAGCATAAACAAAAGATGCGCTTACCGCCCCGCTGACGGCTTCTCCTTCACCATAAGGGGTCGGACTGGTTGTTGATGCCCTCATACGAAATTCATAGGTACCGTAACCAAATTGCTGATGGGTATAGATCTCTCCACCGGAAGAGATAAACATACCGGCAGCATTTCTCTCTTGATCAACGCGAATACGCAAATACCCGTCAATGATATCAATATTTCCTGGGTAAAAGTCACCTGCATGATTACCCGTGTTACCCGGAGCGCGCCAATCAGCAATTATCCACATATCTTGATTCAATGAGTCAAAATTTTCCACAAAAGATTCATCAGACATAGGGAAAAGACCCATCAACCCTGCAAATACGATGTTGAACATGTCAGTGTCCTTTAACCCAAACTTTGAGTGTCTTGCCGATGATCAGTTCGTTGACCATCGCTTCAATGAAGATTCCATAGTTGATGAACCCAGCCACCACCATGTAAGCAACATTACGTGGATATCGACTCACATCAAATCGATTCCATACACCATGAAAATATGCTGGAACAAGCAAGGACAGATACATTGAGATCACAATGATGATTGTTAGCCCTGGTGACCAAAGTGTACCAAACACAAGTAGTGCAACAGTCATCGGAGCCGCCAACAATGCCCAAATAGCGTAGAAGTAAATTACGATACCCAATTTGGGATTTTTGCTGAACAAATCAAATCGACGCTGTTTGATACATTGCCACATACCAGCATACCAACGATAAACCTGCTTGTGAAAAAGATACCAGCTGTCAGGATCAATCACATAACAATATGCGTCTTTGACGAAAACCACATCATAACCATCTTCAATAACCGACCATGTCAAATCCATATCCTCAGCCATGGTGCGATCGTCGAATTTATGCTCTTTGAGGATTTCTGATCGTATAGCAAAAAAGCAACCGCTTGCAACAAATACAGAGTTGGCATTTTCTTGAGCACTTTTGATAATGCTCTGACCTACAATGTAGTCACCACGACGAGCACACTGCCAGAAGTTTTGATCATGTTTGGAAATCACGAACCCACTTGCAACTGCGACATTGGGATTGTTGAATGCGCGCATGAGCTTTCGAACCGCATCAGGCTCGAGGAAAGTATCAGCATCAACACAGATGAAGATGTTGGTGGTTACAAATGGAATTGCATAATTCAGAGCTTGGCTTTTGCTGCCAGCCTTTTCAACAACATCAATGACTTTGACATCATAGTATTCTCGAGCAATTTCGCCTGTTCGGTCGGTGGAGCGATCATTGACCACGATCACTTTCAAAAGGTCTATTGGATAGTCTTGATCCAATACACTCTCGATTGTATCTGCAATTGAATCTTCTTCATTCCATGCTGGGATAACAACAGTCACAGAGAGATCTGATTCGGTAGCCGAGAACTTGTTTCGACCTAACCAAAATCGAGGAGAGAAGATTGTCTTACGGAACCAGTTCATTGTGCTGCATCCTGCATTGCTAGTGTACCTTGGCTAATGGTTACAGTTTGAACATTGCTGTCTTCAATACAATCGAGTACCGCATAAAAGTCCTCGGGTGACATGCTATAATCGCCCGGAACATCGGTAATCTGATGAAAGATGATAGCATAAAATTCGTTATCTTGCAATGCAGCAAATACCTCACAGAGCTCAGGTACCGAAATATTCGCAGTATCAATACGGTTAATGTTGTTGGGATTGAAGGTATCAGGAGTATTCATACCATATGCATCACTCCATGCGTTCACATGTGTGATATATGCTGAATCAGCATGACCAAGAATCATATCGTTGAAGGAACCATATGGCGTGCTGAATGTAGTTACAGGATGACCGATCCAGTCACTCAAGAACATTTGCGGGAGATAAATGTTTCTGATTACCTCTTCTTCATTTAAGGTAGTCAGATCATCATGGGCAAGACTGTGAGCGCCAATTTCCCAACTAGCAACTACAAAATCGTGAAGTTGTTCTTGGGTAATATACCGCGGATCGCCTGATGTGACAAAGTCAGTTGTGATGTAGTTGGTACCAACCATACCACGCTGTGTCATTTCTGGTAACGCGATTTCATGAACACTACGCCATCCATCATCAAACGTGATAGCGACCATTGCCTTTGAATCTTCTTGTACGTAAAAGTACAGACTCGTGGCAAGAGCAGCACTTACCAACGGAAACTTTATCATCAAATGACCCATTGCCCATATTGGGCCAACCGGCATAGACATATCCTCAATCCTCGGATTTGTTATACCCCCACTATTACTTGTAACACAATTCCTCTTGAATGTAAACAGGTCAATACACTCGTGTGGGCAATTCTTCGACACTGCAAGAGCCATCACCGGACTCTGTTGTCTCCCACCATGTTGGTTGTTTTCCTTCAACCCAAAGAACGAATTCACTGCGACGTTCGCCACAATCCTTACACCGAACCTCGGATCCAGACGGATGAGTTGATTCCCAACGATGGAGTTTGAACCCCAGTTTTCTCAGAAAATTGATCATTTGATACCTCAAAGACTTTGTGCGCAATTCATGAACTCAACCATCGATGCAGCAGTACCATCGAGTGAGAACCAATGCGTCTCGTTTCCATTGTCATCAAGAACATAGAGCGTATTCCCGAGTGTGAAATCGACAAGAAACTCCAAATCGTCCAGGCCATTCATGAAAATGCTTTCGTCGATAGCAACCGCAGCGCCAACCACTGGCTGTTTGTCATCAATTTGAAGGACAAGGTGGCCACTGGTTCCAGGTTCAAAATCAAAGGTGTCATCATACAGCTGAATATCGTAAAAGCCATCACCATATGTCCAGACCATGAAAGAGATGCCCACTTCTGGTTCCGCGTTTTCCATAACGCAGCTCAGAGGTTCGTTTTCAAGGTCGACAAGAAAAACTTTCCAGTCGGCATTTTCGGAGAGAAGCCAATCTTGACTTTCAGCAAATGCTGAGGTAGTCATAAGTGTCGCGATTGCGGTCATTGCCAAGGTTTTCATAATGTATCCTTTCATAAATTTGGCCGATATGTCATTATAACATACCGGCCAAAACTTGTAAACCCTTAAGAAGGATTAGTTGATGGCTTCACCAGGGAAACCGCAACGGTCGGTGCGAGGACCAGGCTGGTAGAATTCAGCCTCATCAAGCTCAACAGTTACCGTACGGGTAACTTCTTCGACAGTAGTATCGTCGAATTGCCGCTCAGGGCTCGACGTATGACGTCCACGTTCAACACCATTGCTGAAATAGCCATCATATTGCGCTGATCCGTTGAACCCAGTGTCACGAACAAGGGTGTAACCAGGGCCAACCTCAACTGTACGAACAACGCCAGTTCCGACACGCTCGAGATTGAAAGTTTGAGCTTCAGGGGAGTAAACACCGAAGACGTTGTCGCCGTGAGTCACCGAAACACCATTGAATGCAAAGTTTTCCTTGCGATTCGTTGCATCGGTGCCCCAAGGGGTTTGAGGATTGGAGACGTCATAATCGAGAACGCCTTCGACTTCCTCGGTGACCTCTTCCTCTTCGGTTCCACCCGATGCATAGCTCTCAACAGAGCAATGTGCGCCAAGGTTCAGAACCTGAGCTTCGGTCATCGGCTGATACTGGAAGCGATCACAGCCATGGGGATAGAAGGTCAGTGTCGAAGTGTCGACGAGTTGGCCGTCCTGGTAGAGCGTGATTTCCCGTTCACAGATCGGGCCATCCGCAAATGCCGCGCCTGCCGTAAGAGCGATTGCAGCGGTCGTCATGATAAAGGTTTTCATGTGTACCTTTCTCCTTAGTTTCAATATGCCCCCACCCAGGGGTTAATGGGCCCAAATACATTGAGGGCCGATATGATTAGTATATCATACCGACCCTCGTTTGTAAACCCTTTATTTGATCTTTGTTGACATAATTTCAGTGATGCGAGCGTTGAGATATTCTAGCTTGGCTTCGATTTTCTGTGCTCTGTGGTTGTCACCGTCTCTTCGTAGGTCATCTACGAATGATACAAGTTGTGCTGAATCGTTTTGAAGTCGCTCGATCTGTGCTGAAACCATGGGTTGTCTCCCGTGAAATTATGGTTACGGAAGGAGATCAGGGAAGGCCTCCTTCACGGTTGCTTTGGTTACCCCTTTAATAGGCTTCTTGTTGATGGTATTGACCAACAGTTCTGCATCTTTGGGGTGGATCGACTCAAGAATGCCAATGAAGATACGCTCACGCTTCAATTGAAGCATATCATCATATCCGGCTCCCTTAACCAGATAAGCTAGTTTCTTGCATTCTTTGAGCAGATTCGAGGGCACCGATTTTGGTTCGTTCGGTGTATAAGGAGGTGGGGCTCCCGTAGGCAGGAGCCATACGATGCGATCATCGTAAGTCCCTCTGAGAATGTCATAGAGGGCGCCCGAATTATTTTCTTGGAGGACTTTGATCTTGTCCGCCTTTGATCTCTTGGAGGCCGCTTCAGCAACGACCTCATGTACAAACTTGTTATGTTTTATCAACGTCTTTTCACTTTCGTGTTACGAGTGACGTAACGCTTTTCATCGAAGTAGGGATCGGTTGCAAGATGCGACATGTGCATCGGCCACTTGAATTTCTTTGCCATTTCAGACTCGATCTCGTTACGATCCGTACCAAGCTTCATCTGTTCAATGATCCAACGACCAATTTCGATCCAGTTCATGTTCTCAGAGAGTTTCATATCGTAGTCCTTTCATTGCTTATGGTATATCATACACCATTTTGCACCAAAAGTAAACTACTGAGTGAAATCTCCAACCACTTCAAGGAGGTTACGGCACCTCTTTTTCATTAGGAAAGGCATAACCTTAGACTTAGGAGCCACATCTTGACTCTCGAAGCTATTTATAATTTCTTGCTTCAGGGCATCAGGCGTTTCAGAAAGATCGATCATCTTCTTGTTGCGCATGAAATTGCGATAGATGTCCTCACCCATGGCTTTACGAAGATCTTCGGCTGAAGACCATGCTGTAAGCTTTTTGGTTGAGAGCGGGGTTTGACGACCTTCACGGAGAAAGATGTCGTCGGGTGATAGGACATTTGGTACACCATCCGAACCATCACCACGACAAATATGCTCAAACAGATTTGCTTGAGGATTTTCGGTCTTGATCATCTTTTTCGAGACTGGTTCGAACTGCTTGATGTTTGGGAACCGCTGAAGTTGGGCAAAGTCCTTATCACGAGAGACTATCATCACGTCTTCGTAATTACCGAATTCATTTGTGTATTCAGCCAAAGCCGCGATCACATCATCAGCTTCACATCCATGAACATGAACCACTTTATATGGAAAATTCTCCTTCAGTTCATCACGAACCATACTGAGAAGTCTCCAGATTTCTGCCCACTTATCCTCTTCGCCCTTATCCTTGACATCCTTGGCGCGATTCATTTTGTAGTTGGGAAAAGTTTCACGACGCCAGTTTCCACCAGCATCGCAACAGATAACGATTTCGCCATACTTGTTCTTGAACTTTTTGCGATACATACGAATCGTATTGAGAACCATATGGCGAACCAAATTCTCCTCAATATCAAGGCGGCCAGCAAAAATGTTGGCCATTGCAACGCCGTTGAAATCAATCAGGATCATGTTGTTTCTTCTGCCTTCGTGAACATTTCGGCTAAATCCTTGATTGCTTCTGGAGCAATGAAGAAGTAACCTTTCCACTCTTTTCCGTCATCGGTCCATTCAAGAACAGCCCCATACTTGAAGCCTTGGCCAGCTGGACAATCAGGGTTTGGTCGGAGACGATATGACGCGTCCTCGGTATGAGATTCATATGTGATATCGACTGCCATCAGAAGAAGAGCCCCATGATAGCACCAAGGGGAACCACGAAGATACCAACGATTCGAAGAACAAGTTCAATGGTTATAACATCGAGCTGAGTACCAACGAGATCAAAGATGTTCATGACCCACCCGACAAGAGTCAGGATCACAAAAGCCCAAACAACGATAGCGCCAGTAACCGCGCCGGCATTTTCTACATTATTTCTACGCATAACATATTCCTTTTCATGTAACATGTGTGATGTTACTATACACAAACCATGTTAGTTTGTAAACTACTTTTTGAGATGTTTCACCGCAAGATGGTTGATACGACAATGGATGATTCCATTGTAGTAATCATCCCGAAGGAGAACTTCTCGGTCGAATTGTTCCTTTGTTTCGTGATAAGCCATCTCACCTTTGGTCTTACACAGTCGTAAGATTTCTCGAGTAAATGCGTCAGCACCTTTTTCTTCTACCAAAAGATTAACAGCATCCGAAGAACCGAAGTACTCACGCCAATCAGATTGAACCGTCTCGATTCGCTTTCGCTTCTTACCCTTTAGAGGGGGTCGCTTGATGGTTTTCCAAAAAAGCTTTTTGCCTACATACATCATACCGGTGTCGTTCTCGGTAATCAAGTACACGAACCCAGCGAAGGGTTTCAGATCCTCATCGCTGGGTTCGAATTTTTTGTTTTCATAGAGCCACATAACTCTATGTATAAGTTCATTTTGGGAGTTCTCCCGTTTCTTCAGCCTTCTGGATCAGATCCCAGGCTTTAGAAGGATTTTCCTCATAGAAAATGGTTGGACATGCATATGACGGCCAGAGGCGGTTCATATAGCTTTGACCAACACGAAGACCCATTCGATAATCCTCAGGCCAACCAATCGTTACCCATTGATCGAAGCGAGTCATGACAAATCCTCCAAGATGAGATACTTTGCTCCGCGATCGCGGGCGTATGCGGCTCCAAGAGCGGGAAAGAAGCCTTCCCGAGGTGCGGCCCAATAAGCAATGTTATGCTCTGCACACCATGCCTGGAAGAGCTTGACGCCTTCCTCACTGTATGCATCAACATCACCCCAAATTTCTTTGGCAGTGTCGCCATAGAAAATCTCGTACCCATTCAGGGTTTCGATGGTGAAATCACGGTCCCAAGTGGAGGCCGTACCAGAGATGAGGGTTTCAACGTTCATTGTGTTGTTCCTTTCCATTGCTTGTAAGTATAGTATAATACATTCAAGAGGAAAAGTACACAACTTTTCACTTTAGAGCAAAAATTACAATGTGTTACCACCAAACCGTTTCATCTATGATTAAGTTGCGAACTTCATCACGAACCTCAATGAAACCATACATGAATGTCGAAATGATTACCACAACAACAAACCAAATCCATGTAAAGGGGTGCACCCTACGGAGTTTCTGTTGAGCATCACCATTTTCAGTTTCATGCCAGGCGACCATACCAAGATAATTCATGATACGCAAGCCCAACATTCTGTCTAGCTTTCTCTGCTTGTGTTCTTCAAAAGTCATATTATCGTTCCTTCTTTTTCAACCATGGCTTGTCAAGCTCTCCAGCCATCATCGACCCAAGAGGCATGATGCGATCAACAATCTTCGCAAGACCATAATCTACGATCTGGCGCTGAACTTCCTCAGCGTCCTTGTATGCGCCCGGAAGTTCCGATGCATCAGGCTTTCCAGAGTAGAATCGTGCATCAACATGACCAGTCTGTTCTACCATGATCTGTTCAGCGGTTTTACCCGCGTTGAGTTTCATGAACTGAGTACGAGACATGTTTCGACCAGCACCATGTGGAGCAAATCCCAGAGAGTTCTTAGGATCGTTCTTCACAATGAGGATTGGTTCACCCATGTTGAGTGGGATGATGGTACGACCATATATATCTGCATCATGAGCATGCGATCCCCATACCGGAGTTGAACCCTTGGCATGGTAGAAAACATCATCACGCTGGAATACAAAGTTATGCTCGTTCCAGAAACGATCGTAGATGTCACGTTCGAATAGACCAAGTTCGGCCATCACTGCATTGTGGATAACGCGATGGTTGTACTCGGTCCAAGCACGAATGATCTGCAACGCTTCCCAATACAATCGTCCCTCATCAGTGTCAAATGGGATCCATGCATTCTGCTTCAGGGTATCAGGTGAAAGTTCCTTCCGAAATTGCTCAGCAACTCGCATACCTTCCTTGTAGAGCAAGGCACCAGGATTACGAGACCCATGATGAGTCACCAAGACCATCCGACCTGAAGTCTCAGACCGACCAATAAAGAAGAAATGGTTACCATCACCCTGAGTTCCAAGGTGATCAGACATTGCTTTGAACATCTTCGCACTTGAGAGGAAACGGTTCTCGGATGCCCGCTTGGTGATGTCGTGTCCACGTAAAAGCCGCCCCATTGGCGTGTCTTTACGGCCACCATATCCGAAGTGAGATGCTTTCTGAACAGCATCAAGAACCTTACCCACCTCACGATCATCGTTGAGTTCGGTAAGATACATCGAGCAACAGATATCCGAAGAGTGCATACCTGGATGGATCGCATTCTTTGCACCAACAACCCCACCCACTGGAATGGTACCAAGTGGACCAGCTGGACATGCATCTGGCATGATTGCTGCATCAACAACGGTCGGAGTCTTTACGACTTCCGCCATAGTATCATGAACAGCTTGATTGTTGTTACGCTCAAATTCGTTGCGGCCCTCATCGAGGTACACGTCGAAACTGTTGTTCACCTTCAGAGGAATCGTCGGCTTCACGAAAGTCGCTTCGGCATAGATTTCGTCGAGTGCTTCGACGAGCTTAGCATGTGGTACTTCATTTTCAACGAGAGAGTTGCCAACGGCAAGCATCTCAGAGAAATGCTTGCCTGGTTCGTAACCCATATCGATCAGATCATTACCTGAGAGTTTCATGATATAACCTTTCTTTGAATTGATTCTATATCATTAGAAAGGGTTTGTAAACAAGAAAATTACACTTCTTCAATTTCCTCGGCTTCGATTCCATCGTTACCACAATTGAAGCAGCATCCTACTTCAACCTCATCGGCATAATCACCACCTTCGGTGATTTCTATGATGGCTTCGACTCCGCAGTCTGAGCAGTAAAATCGGTATTTAGTCATTAGAAGTCTATCTCACACCCGTTGCCAACACAGCTCGCTGCGCCGATTGTATCGACTTCGGTAAACTTCTTAGAATGAAGTTCATCGATCCAGTCGATTGGTTGATACTCTTTCTGGATCTTCTTCCACTTATGAAGAAGGTATACGTCTTTCAGACATTCTTCTCCTTTGGCAAGATCTCCGTCAAGGTAGTTATCGGTGAACTTTTCAAAGCGTCGAATCCAGTCTCTCTTGACCGCATTTTCACGTGAGTCATGGCTTAGATCTTCACCATTGGATTTCGCCGTTTCGATCGCTGACCACAAATCGCGAAAAGCATCGAGACCATCTACGATAAGACCAGATGCAAAGATACCGGCGGTACCATATTTCTTAACGATTTGATTGGCATCAATAACTGCTGTGAATGGCGCCTGGTTGAATGCCTTATCACCAGTCGCAGCCAGGAAAGAAATGCCGGCAAAGTAATGGCGATTCTCAAACACGTAATCCTCAACCTTATCCCAATCATCAACCTCAACAGTGTTGGATACGTTGTGGCGAAGTGTTGGATCAACACATAGATTTACATCAGTACCGCCTTCGACCCATGCACTCTGGGCTAGCTTAACCTTTTCAAGGAATTTTATGCCACGAGCATTTTCCTTGAAGTAAGATCCTTCTTGAGGAACAATTGGAAATGATACCGTGAAGTCCGAATTTGTTGAAGACCAAATTGAATCTTCAACCATCGCTGGGTTAGTACGGCCGATTAGCTGGGCTACTTCGGTTTCCTTATTGAGCTGTACATTTCGTAGATACATTGCTGAGTGTTCAGCATGGATACCGGAAGCAGTTTCGAGGAGGACCGATGCGTTTCCAGAAGGCTTAACACATGTAGACCGTGCAGCAGGATTGATACCTAAAGCTTGTGCAACTTCTTTGTTGACTTCAAGGACAATTTCTGCCCCTTTCTTCAAGACTTCTTCATCAAACAAAACGTCGGGTGAATTCATCCATCCTGTGATCGAGACACCAATGAGGGCTTCTCGTTCAAAGATCTTGCGAGACGTTTCTGGTAGAAATTTGAAATCAGTATATCCAGCCTGAAGAGTGCCAAGAATAGAAGCAGCACGGCAAGCCTCATAAAATTCCTCAGGGGTGTGGCACGCACCTCCATTAATTTCGGTGAGATTGCATCCTTGCCAGCCCGATTTACCGTCGATTTGTGGGTACATTCCGATTTCGACACATGGGTTGACACAGTGTTCGGTTGATTCTGCGAAGACAAAGCCTGGTTCTCCATATTCCTTTACCGACTTCATGATTTCGGCAAACTGTTCACGTGTAATCTCATCGCGAACAATGAGAGCTGAATTGTTTGACCGTGCTCGCTGTCGGTTATCAACAAGCCAGTTGCCGGTTTTTGCTGTCAGCATCTCAAGGTCGTCAGGAGAGAAGAGACAGATTGTTGCTGAACGGCGTACTCCACCAGAAAGGACAGCATCGGCAATGTGCATCACGATGTCGTAAACGTGGATTGGTCTGAGAGTATTTATTCCCTCCATGATGACGAGTTTCTGAAGGAGAAACTCGATACGATTAAGAGCAAGGTTAAGACCGTCTGGGCCTGGTGCCTTAAATCCACCGGAAATCATCGAACCCTTTGGTCGAATCTGAGAAAGGTCAAAATACACACGACGACCTTCATATTCTGGGTGCTTACCACCACCCACGAAATACGACGACATCAAAATGTCAACGGCATTTGCCCAACCCTCGATAGAGTCTTCGACAACATAAGTCTTTGGTTGCTTTTTGCGCTCAGCAATCTTTGGAATTTTTGCGACATGGTGTTTCTGAACAGAGAAACCAGCGCCTGCACCACAAAGAAGAATGTAGAAAATTTCTCCAAAAAATTCTGCACGATCAGCATAAGAGCTGGTGCAGTTGTACATCTTCATTTGGTGCTTGAGGATCTGTTCACCCCCAAATTGAAGGGAGCGCTGAGCACCCAAGACCTTCTTGTTGGCATAGGCGACTCGTGCTTCTTCAAGATATGGCGCGATCTTGTTTTGCTTTTCAGCGTAGAAGTTCTTGTGCATGTCGATTACTCGATCGACAGCTTCTTCCCAGGTTTCGTATCTCTGTTCAGCATCATTAAAGCGTGAGTAGGATTCGTAGAATTTGGCTTCGGACATAAGTCGACGTGTGTCGACAGCTGATGCTGGGGACATGGATTGTACCTTCTATATGTAGTTGATTTTTTAAATGTGATACTATATATGCAATTGTATGTCCCCACTGCGTAACATACGAAATAAAAAAGAGACCCGGAGGCCTCTTTTGTTGTCATCATGTTGATTGAAATTACTGGGTCAGACGAACACACTCGATGGAATAGTCATCAAAGTGGACGATCGCATTGACTCCCCAAGCCGAAGCGTTTTGACCGAAGGGATTGTGAAGGTCAAAACCAACTTCGATGTCATCACGGATTGCATCTCGCTGGGAGAGACATCCACTGGCGGTACCAAAGGGACCGACTTGAGTCGTGACGGTTTCCTGAATTGCGATCTCAACCGCATAAAAGCTTTGTGCGTGTGCGGCCATACCCGTGAGGGCGATCGTTGCGGCGAGGGTAAGAGTCTTGAGCATTTTACATCCTCCTAGGATAGCCTTTGTAAATAACTGAGTTCATCTTGTAATACACTTCAGCAAGTGTAGTGTCAACTATGCGATTGTCTCGATCGAAGGCTTTCTGTCCTATTTCTTTTCTAAGACGAAGCAAATCTTCAACAACATGTTCGTTATATTTGAGTTCCATTAGTCCACCTCGTATGCATCTATACTAGTAATATACTACAACTGGAAAGGAATGTAAACGACTTTTTTCACTTTAAAGCAAAAAATTACAGCCCCAGAGCTGATTTGTACATGTCAAGGACAGCTTCTTCCTCAGCAACATCATCAGGATCTCGACGCCTCATCTCGATAACCTTCTTCATCACCTTGGTGTCATATCCACGACTCTTGGCTTCACCCATAACTTCCTTTTGCTGTTCATTGATATCACGCTTTTCAGCATCAAGTCGTTCCCAGCGTTCGACGAACTGACGAAGTTCGTCAGCCGTTACCATATAAGCGTCATCACTCATGATCTATCTCCATATTGAAAAGATGCGGAGCTAACCGTGGCTCCGCGCGGGTTTATTACGTAACCACCCGATCAGTTTGCTTCTTCACGTTCTGTGTCGGTGAACGTTGTTGCAACATAAGCATCCATTGTTGCCATACCCGTCGCTTTAGCAGCAGACATGTCAGAAGTCATACGAGACGCAACTCGCATGGTATCACCCATTTTGGAGGTGTTGTACTGAAGCGTGTTATGGTGTCCAAATCCAAGAGCGCCACCAGCATCAAATGCATCGATGTTTGCACCAAGGAACATGAACGACCAATTTTTACCTTCAGCCTTTTCAACCATAGCCTTGATATCTGCGCTACCATAAAACTGAGAAGAATTTTCCTGGCCGTCAGTCAAGATCACGATGGTCACCGAGTCTCGATTGGCCTTCTTTACCAACTTGAGGCGGCGATTGACTTCATTCATCGCATTGCCGATACCATCATAGAGATTGGTCGAGCCCCATGGATTATACGTAGTATTGTTAAGTGGTTCAACAATTGCGGCATCAACATGATCAAATACGCAGTGTGTTGCGCTGCCATCAAACTTGAAAAGGGAGACATAGGTCTTTACCTTCGAGTCTTTTTGACCCTGAAGGAATTCGTTGAAACCCTTAATGGTTGAATCACGACAACTCTGCATTGATGCGGAATCATCAAGAACAAAGATCACGTGTGCGGTGTCTTTACCAGCCTTCTTAGGCTTGAACTCAGGAATGTCAACCCTGCGAGGAGGAATGTGCGCCCACGCTGGCGAAGGCGGCATAGTATTTGGAAATATGATGGGATTGGTTCGACTAATTGTCATAGAGAGACCTTTCATGCTATGGTCAGAGTGGAGGTTCTGTAGTTATTTATATCTGGTGTCACTTTTTTGCAAAACATCTCTGACTTTTTTCGTAAAAAATTCGCGTTCTGCAGCATGGTCTTTCTCTGTGTGATCGTCACCAAGCACAGCGACAGAGTCAAATTCTAAATCAACCCACTTATCATCAATCAACACAAAATGCTGCAAAGTGTTATCATCATGCCAAGTCATCGACACTTGATATTCTTTGCCATCAATTTGAATGTTCATGATATCATCTATTGTTGGGAAATGACGGGATTCTGTTTCGAGGCTCCCGTCGGGCCCAAGAAGATCAAGCCGCGAGGGCGAGAGCTTCAGGAGCTGCGTTAGTGTTTGCAGTTATTAAGTTCGACCGAATAACGTAGGTCAACACGATAATCTACTCTCATCTCCCACACGCTGTCGAATCCTATATCGGCCCCATCAAGAACACACCAGGAGATTACGAGGTAGCAATCCTCTCCTAAATTCACCCAGCTACGAGTTTCATGGTCATCGTGCTGATGTGTTCGTGGTGGAGCCGCTCGGTACTGCCCCGAGGTCCAACGAATGTTTGAATCGTATCAACGATTACAAGACTATTTATATACTATGATGACTCAGTTGTAAACTGCTTTTTTACGAGATCAGCAACTTTTTCCACCGTGTCTTTGTCGGTAGAAACGATATGATACCGATCACAGCAGGCATGTACCACGTCAAGAATTTCGTGATCCATGATTTCGGCTTCATTTGCATCTTGCATACGACCGAGTTGTTGGTATTTGTGTGTTCGCTTCAAGAACACGTTGAGTGGTGTACCAAGATCATCAGCAAAGAACTTGATCGTGTCATGGAATGCTTCAGGTAGTGCTGGATTGTATTTCATTCCATAATAGGAAGAATTCAGCAAGGGAGCATCGGTAATGACAACATCAACTCCAGCATCTACGACTCGAGCCATATTTCGATACTGTTTGCCGGCAATATAGAATTGGTAACCAAGAGTTGTGTGACGATTTTCCCAAACCAAATCTTTGGCATATTCGGTCACAAGCTCGACATTAAGTTTGGTCTCAACTTTGAGCTTAGCAAACAAGGCCGCGGCGGTCGTAGATTTACCACTACCTGGACCACCAAATAGGTTAACTATTAGGGCCATTCAATTTCTCCATGATTTCATCGCGCTCATCGGAGTCGAGTATGGACCATTCTCTAATTTGGTCCATACTCCGTCCGCATCCAGTGCATTTTCTTGTCTGTGAGTCGATGTTACAGACGAGTATGCATGGTGTTTTCATAGGTCTTCTTCATCATCAAAAAACCCACCATCTCGAAGAGAATCGGAATACCATTCCCAATTATCTACTCCGCCTTGGTGAAGACATGAAAGTTCATGTGCTTGGCGAAGAAGAGAATTGTATTCCTCCTTCGTAATGGTTACGGTTTCTGGTTCATCTACACCACGATCTTCAAATTCTGGCATGATTTCTTCCTTCACGATTGGTTGTCATGTACGTATAGTTGGAGAAGGGCATAATGCAGAACCTTCATCAAGTCCTTGCGGGCGTCCGCTTGAGTTCCCTTTTTACCATACCTCTGAGCGTATTTAAGAACATTGCCAATATTGAAACCAGTACCATGACCGCCATCAAAGATGAATTCGGTAGCCTGGAACTTGTCACGAGAATAATGCTGACCATAGGTTTTGTCGATATACTCGTGAAGCTCTTCTAGATACTTGCCTTCATCGAACTTGTAATCAAGGTATTGTACGTTGGTCGGCACATCGAAAGTGGTGAAACCATCTTCTTCTACTTCATCTTTAAGCACTTCGTTTCTCATACTGCATCCTCTAGTTTTTTGATACCAAGAGCCCAATTTTCTGCGGCGTCTTCAACATATCGTAGTGATTTCTCTGGGTATTCTTCAAAAAAGAAATGGTGACCTTGGTCATCATAGTAATTGATGACTAACATTCCTTTGTTATCTGCACCAACAACAGCTTTACCTCGGCTGCCTTCTGCAAAGTATTCGGAAATGATTGTGGTCATTGGTCTTCTCCTTATGAGTGGACGAACTCTCCGATCATTGGAAATACTGGGCGGAGAGCATCAGCACATTGGCGTGCTAATTCCATGTGTTCGAGCTGAGTGCCCGGGGTTGTGCGAAGATCGATATAGTGGATCCATGATCGCATGGTACCATTCACATAAAGACGTGAATTGGTATTTCCTTCTGGTAGAACTGATCTTGCTTGCTCTTTGGCGATGCCGTTTTCAATCGCCCACTTATATGCTAAGCTTGTTTCATGGATCAATTGTTGCTGTTTGGCTTCCCAAGACCTTTTAAGCTCTTCATCGTCAGTATGTATACTGTTTTGGCGATTTTTTTGATCCTGTAGGCGAGCTTCTCGTACATTAAATGCTAGGTCTGAAGTTGGATCTGCATACCTTTGAGAGAACTCCTGAAAGGAAAAGGAACGATGTCGCAGAAGCTGACGAGCAATATCGCGAGTCGTATTGATCTCGATCAGTGCTGACACCATTTCAAATGGTGACCAATGTCGATGCTTTGTCAGGTATCGAATAAGCCTACCGGGTTCTTTGTCTACGCTCTGCCCAGATGGATTAGAAACCCTAGCACAGTATTCAATCAGTTCTTGAAGGCCTTTCTGTTTGTCCTTTTCATCATTGAAAAGAGTTGGAATCTCTTGAGTGTATCCCTTTAGTATTGCGCTGCTCAACGTTTTCTCCTATTCGTCGAATCTCATCCCTTTTCCAGCATCCTTGAGACCAAGTGTGTCTCTACCTTCATCATGGGATATTTGTTGGGTTGTATCATCCATTAGTTCTTTACCGGTAAGATTTTCTGCATCAAAGAGTCGCATATGAGATCGATTGACACCGATAAGGAATCGTTTGTATCTATTTGGATCGGCATACCGATTCTTAAGCTGTTTGACCATAAGCTGACCATCTTCTTCCAATTCTTCGGTGGATACTAGTGCAAACATAAGGTCAGCCGTTGCTGGTAGACCAAATGACTCAGAGGTATCTTCAAGCCCTGGATCAGATGATGTATAGCCTGTACGGGTGGTTTGTGTTGCTGAAACAATCGGCAATTCAAATTCAACCGCAAGGCCACGAAGTTCTTCGGCAATTGCCTTGATGTATGAGTATGAATTGATCGAACCACCCATACCGCGCAGGCGCGCAGAAGAACAGATATTCAAGTAGTCAATGAAGACCAATCGTGGTCGGAATTCCTTCTTAAGCTTAAGCTCATTCAGCAAAGCACGAAAGTGATTTGAATTTGCTTGGCCAGTTGGATATTCTTTGATGATCAGTTTTCCGGTAGTTTTGGCTTTGAGTCCAGAGATCTTATCTTTGAACATCTGCTCAGGAACGTTTTGCATTCGCTCGATTGGGATGTCCAGAAGATTTGCGTCAATTCTCTCAGCAATCTTCTCTTCGCTCATTTCCATAGTTATGTATAGTACGTCGTAACCCATTGAGAGGGCTGCGGCTGCACAATGACACATAAACAGGGACTTACCAACACCGGTACCAGCCAAAGCAATGGTGAGTGACTTATCAACAATACCACCACGAGTGATCTTGTTGAACATATCCAGGTCCCATGGGATCCGAGCAAGATCTTCATGGTAGAATTCAAACCGGGACTCAAAGTCTTCGAGATAATCGTGACCTACATTTGTATCAAAGGAGACACCCAGCGCCTTCTGTAGAAGGTCAGGAATAGCATTCTTGGTAAGCTTTTCATGTTTACCATCGATGATTGAAATGGAGTCCATGATCGCGATATGAATGGCACGATCTTGACACCACTTTTCTGTGGTCTCCATCAACCATTCTTCGTCAACCTTTTCTTTTTCAAAGATGTCCGGGATCAGACGACTCAGGTCTGTATGTTGTTCGTCGGAGGAAACAAAATCACTGGCATCAAGCTCAATTTGGAATGCTTCTTTAGTCGGTAGTCGGTTGTATTGACCGACATACTTACACAACACCTTGAAGAGTGTGTAATAATGACCTTGAAAGTATTTTGGCTTGACGAACGGCAGGACTCGCCGCATGTATTGATCGTTAGTGATGATGTTTCTCAGAACGGTACGTTCGAGATTGCTCATGTATCACTCCATGTTAAGACAATTACTTGTCTTCCAATAGGACAGTTCCATCATTTATGGAGTTGTCGATCAGGTCGCCGAGGATTTCCCCCGCGACCTGCTGTAGTTCTTTGTTCTCTTCATCGATGCCGTCACCCGGAGAATGGGTAACCATGAAGTTGAAGTTTAGAGCTTCATTTGGACCATCGATTGAGATGTTACCAAATCGTAGCACAGTCTCGACGAATTCGCCAGTCAAGATCCGAATTTCCCAAGCTTGTTCATTATCAACCTGAGCTGGAATAAGCTTGTAGTCAACATCTTCTTTCATAATATCATATCCTCTTAGGATTGTACATCAATTAGATCATCGTCATCGACAACAAGGTCTTCTTCATCTAAAGGTGAATATGCGACCTTGAATGTCTTTTCAATGTATTGAGCAAAATCTGAATTGACCATTACCTTTTCCCAAAATTCAGCATTCATGGTCTCGCGCTCGTAATAAGCATGATCTTCAACTTCACCAGTTTCGTGGTTCATGTGGAAGTAACCAAGTGAACGGCCTTTCTTCCCCTTGTAAACGAATCCACCTTCAACCGCAATTTCAAGAAGACCTGACCATTTCTGGATACCACCTTCCCATGATACCGAAATCGGAATTTTGGACTTCTCTTTTACAAAGCGAGATTTCTCGACATTGATGATGAAGTGATAGCCTTTGATTTCAGCCCCATCTTTGTCTTGACGGCGACCAATGATCCACACATTGTCGGCCGAATACATGACACCGGTACCACCGGACACAACAGCTCTGGAGAACATTTCCTGAGTCTGGTATGTGTGGTTGATGGCAATCATCGGAATATCATGCATTGACAGATATGGTGTCACCATTCTGAAGTAACTCTTCAACTGCTTAGCGCGAGTCATATCTGCTGCAGTGTTTTCCTTCAGAGCGTCATCAAGTTCTTTCTTCGAAGCGATATTACCAATGGAGTCGATAATGATGATGACCTTATCATCCTCATCAATAGCTTCCAAGTGCGGCATTGTAATGAATTTCAGTTCCTCGATATGCTTGACTGGCTCATGAAATACACGATCGGTATCGATACCATAAGCTTGGAAATAGCCCTGAGGTGAACCGAATTCGGTGTCAAAGAAAAGAATAGCAGCGTCTGGATACTTTTTTAGGTATGCAGCCGCCATGAGAAGGGCAAAAGATGTTTTGAAGTGCTTTGACGGTCCAGCTAGAACTGTAAGACCAGATGTAAGACCACCCGAAAGAGAACCTGATAGGGCGACGTTGACCATCGGTACATCGGTCGGAATAACGTCCTTGTTCATGAAAAACTTGGAAGCTGAAAGAATACCAGAATTCTTATTCTTGGAGTTCTTCTTGAGTTTATCCATGATGCTCATGATTGTGCCTCGATTGGTTGAAACATACGTACCTCAACCGCATTTTTGACGGGGGAGTATGTGGCAGCTCTTGCCATGGTTGAATATAAGGTAACTGGTTTTGTACGTCTATGGCGGCCTTGGCCAAGCGTTGGCTGATAAGGTTTTCCGTCCTTATCCAATGGTACATATCCAATAATTGGATGATTTACCCATTGGTGTTCAGCCATCATGTCTCTTTGTTTCGTCATATGCGTAGTATCCTGTGTTTGGCGGTATATGCGTAGTATCACATATATCTATCACCTCAGGCAAAGAAATCTTCAAGAGATGGTGATTTTTGTGGATTTTGTTCACCAGTCCAAAATGGATACGAGGATCTTGCCAAATGAACAGATCTTGGTTTTTCCATATGGTCGAAACTGAGTTCACCCTTTGGGTTTATCAGATAATTGGCCCATGATGAATCAAATGTGATATCTGTGTTATTGCATAGTTTCTGCATAGTTTCAATGAAGAAGTTTCTGGCATCGTTTCTTTCCTGCCAGGTTCCCCAAAAGGGCTTACCCTTGTAATACCCCGACTTTGGTACGACTCGAGACTCGTTTTCAATTGGAAGGGGCGCATAAACTATTTTGGTTTCAGTGTCAATTGCATTGACTTGTTTCACGTACTCATTGAGAATAGGAGTCAACACTTCTTTGTAATCCCCCAATCGACAAACATGATGGCGTATATCGATATTTCCAAAATAGAAACCAGCTTCGGCCAATTCTGTTTCCGGTAAAAACGATTTCAGACCCTCTTTCAAAGCACCATTCAGGGTTTTGAAAGGAACAGAGTTGATCATCATTCCAGGTCGGTACATACAAATAGTATGCGAATCACCAACAGTTACTCGTTTGGTGATTTTTGGATGAACTGTAGCTGAAATTCCGGTCCATTTTCCAAATTGATCTAGATCAATATCATCCCAGGATTTCGGATATTCACCCTTAAGGCGACCTCTTATCATTTCAGCGTAATCAGGGAAATCATAATGTAGGGAATACACCTTACCCTTAAATTTGGATAGGTTTATAAGCTTATCAACTCCACCAAATTTTTTGACTCCACCAAAAATGTTTAAGCCGCCTGAGAAATCATTTCCATGGTAGAACCATATCTCGTCATACTCAGAATAGTCGGAAATGTCACCAAAATCAATATCTGCTCCAATCATGTCGGCATACATGAAAGCTTGAGCAGATTTGTGTGATGTTGGTCTAGCCGAAATATTGTAGAATGGAGAAGATATAAGCTTTCTCATTTTCTCCTCAAAAACATATCAATTCCAAACAGTGTACCAGTATGAGAAAATCCTAGATTGGGATATTCGACCTCTTTATCGTTGGCAAATCCTGTACATGGATCAATTTCAACAATATCGAAATCTTCTTTTAGCTGGTGGATCCAGATATCATTCAGTTTTTGGATGTCACTAGTTCTATGTATCTCAATTGCCAATTCCTGAACGTGATCAGGAATCGAAAAGTCGGTATCATTCAACCATTTCGATTCAGCCGATTCAATATCAACTTTAAGATGAGTTGGTTTATACATCTCGAGAACATCAGGTAGAAAGTAATTGTCTACGATTGTTCTCTTTTTCCGCATACCAGGCTTGATTGGATCTACAGTTCCAGAACATGGAGCATTCTTGCTCTCGGTCTGGTAAAAAGTAAGACTTGCTTCCGTATTCATTGATGCGGCTCCCTTAATCAGGATCGCATCAGACGGAGCATTCTGTTTCAGGACTTGAAAATTGTCTTCATCGGGCTCAAAGGCGACATATTTATCGTGCTCTGATCCTTTAACAATGTGGGCAAATCCACCAATGTTGGCGCCCAAATCCATTATTATCGATGAACTATCGAATGTGAAATTGGTGTAATGATTGAGGCAATCATTGACCATTCCCTTATCGACATTGTAACCTTCTCGTACAAAAATACCCTTGTACATAATCAAATCAGTCATTGGAAGAAGCTTTCTAGTGTAGGTGTTTCATCAGAGAAATCTTTGGCCCTTGATACTTTTCTTCGATCACAAGCCTTCTTATCATTTCTAATTTGGAGATAGATACCAAACTGACAAGAAACAACCTCAGTGCCATAGTATTTCAGCGTGTTCTGTTGCTCAGTGAACAACTTTTCTCCATTTGATAATTCGATATTATCACTTTCTGGATGAAAGTAAACATCTTTTGTGAGTCCGATCTCGTCAGCGTTTTCTCTTAGAAAGTAAATCGCCTCTGGATAGAGCTTCTTAGGAGCTTCTGGCCACATTCTCTTAATGAGATATACAGCACCAGGTCCAGGTGCAACAAATCTCTGATCATGGTGATACTTGAGAAATGGTAATACTGAAGTCGAAGCACTGCCATGGAAGCCATAATACTCACCGATCCCTGGAAGTTTTCGTAATGCCTTGTACGCGTCCGAGATATGCTCAGATTTCAAGAGCTCTTCAAATGTTCCAGCATCTTTGTAAGAAGCGACCCACTCTAGAACATCAGAAGTTTGGAATTTCCGTTCTGAGTTGTTGTATTTTGTTCGACAAAAATTCCTAGCCCCAGTCTGAATGGAGGTATGAAGTTCGGTTGTGCCCCAGATTGGGAGCTTATTCTTCTTAGCTCTTTCGATATTTCCCTTTAAGACATTAAGGTATTCATTATCATCAGCAGCAATACGATCAAAGTCAACAAATTCTTCTTTGGAACCAGTGATCGCGGAATGGACACCCCTTGCCCCATAAAAGTGGGAAATAAGAGTATTGCCAAGAATGTTGAATTGGGACATGTCTTGTTGAGCAATAACTGTCCCAATATGACGCATACGGTCATCTAATGTAATTGTAGGGTGGAAGTATTCAACATTGAAACCTAATCCATAATCAGGTTCACCGTGTCTATTGACAGCTTCATATTTCTCCTGTATGAAACCATTTTGAATACATGCGCGGGTATTGATTTTCTTTAGGAACCAATTGAAATCTTTCAGAGTTTCCTTATCGAGATTTTTTTCCCAGTCATACTCGTATGTCGTTGACATGTCGGACGTTTTCCTTTTCAACCAAATCATGTTGAATCAATACACAATGAATATGAGGCATGATCTTCTTGATTTCTTTGATTTGAATTGGATCATCATCAAAATGGATCCCAAATCGATATCCAGCACTTTCAAGATGGAAAAGTGTCATACCTTTATGCCTACCAGAGCTTGTTCTGGTCTTATCCTCAAATTTCACTGGGTTCATAAACAACTCATTATGTATACCCTTGCTATTCAACAATTCGACAGTTTCGTCATACTCATCGAACTTTGATCTTCCAGTAATGATGATATCGTTGGGGCCCGGGTAGATACCATCGTATCTACCCATGTTGATAACCCCATCAATATCAAAAGAATTGATCAGCCGATTAGTCATAATCAGTGACAACATCTTGGAATGTGTATGGAAGATCTGCAGCTTTTGGATTGTTCTCCTTAAGCTGTGCTTTGGTAAGATCAGTCAATACTCGGCGTGCGAGTGCATCACACTCAAATTTGGAATCATCAGTTGAAAGCTGAAGAGGCGGTGTCTTCTGTGTCCAAGCTGATGGACCTCGAAGATAACCAACAATACCCATTTCAGCTGCAACAATACAGAATCGAATTGCCGAAACCACAACACCACCAGAGTTTGGAGAGTCTTGAACTGAAAGTCGAGCAGAAAGCTCATATCGAGCACCACCAAAACCATAAGCAATTATGTCAAAGTTGGCGACCTTGTTATCGGAACCAGTGTATTGACCTCCAGGCTTTTGAAACACAGTAAGCGATGGTCCAGCATACAGGGTTTGACCCGCAGTAGAAACATCTCTGACTGAGTTCTGCCCTTTAAGGACGTTTTCCTTCGAAATGTGCTTGTTCTTCAGGCGAGACTCATTGGACATATTCAGGAAGTCAGTGTTTGCTGTACGCCCGGTACGAATATGCTCTTGTCCCTGGGTTGACCCTGAGGCCATATTCATCTGAATGTGTTGCGTAACCATTAACCCAGAATCAATCATTGCACCCTGAAGCACCTCAGACATTCTGGATGCGCCCCAAGCTGATCTCATATCTGAACCAACAATAGTCAAGCCAGCATCAATGAACTTTTGTTCGATTTCTTTTGTTTCTTCAGTACCAATGAGTGTTGGAATACAATTGACGAAGTGAACCCCAGCGTCAATAGCTACATCAATCCAGAACCTAGATGCATCTTCGGATCCAACTGGGAGGTAATTGATAAGAACATCAACATTTGCTCCTTTGACCAATTCAACATAATGGTCAATCAGCTCTTCTCGTGTGTGAGATTTTTCGATGTCATCAGAATGAAGACGAAAAGAAACATCTTCCGGATATTCGAGCATGTAATCCATAACTCCATCAAATCGAGGAGCAAGGTAGACTTTTACATTTTCTGGGATATCGATTTCGTCGACATGATCCATTGCGCAATTTGGCTTGGCTCGAAGGGCTTCCTTGAGAGGCATGCCGACTTTACGTTCATCGATATCAAACCCAATCGTGAATTTGATATGCTCAGTACCGTATCCTCCGATGTTGGCATACATTAGACCAACTTTGTCATCAGGATTTTGATTGTAGTACTGAACGCCTTCGACAAGTGACTTGGCGCAGTTGCCGGCACCGATGATGCCGACGTTAATGTTTTCGTTTGTCATGAAATTTCCTTACATTTCAGTTTATCGACTAATTTTGGTCCTGACGTTATTGTCAGGAGTAGGTCGTGCATGTATTTATAGTGGTTATCGATCGTACCATACTACAAATTGGAGATTAAGTTTGTCATTGTACTTCGCGAGCACAATGTCGACGTTTGAAGGTTTGACCATGATGTTGGTTTCTTGACTTTCATTGGCAAGGAAACCATGACCATCATAATCCATCAAAGCTCCGAGTTCCACATCTTCGAGGAACTCTTCGATTGTCATGATGTCGCCATATTCGTTGAAGTCACGATACACGAGGTCTGTTTCCAAACCCCACATATGATCATACACTTTCATAATCGTATTCTTTGACTCTTACACCAGCTTCAGTGAACACAGATTTTGTGTGCTTGAAAGACTCTTCCCATCTTTCGCTTGGTTTGTACGCACATACGGCGCGGGATACTCCAGCTTGGACAACACCAAGAGAGCAAGATGCGCAAATTGGAAGACCATACACATAAATGGTAGAACCGTGTAGGGATACCCCATTCCATGTAGCATTATATATCGCATTCATCTCGGCATGTACAATGTATTTGTACTTTTCTTCGCGATCTGCCAGGCGAGAATTGTCTTCAATTCCACGAGGAAAACCGTTGTAGCCAGTAGAAAGAATGCGGCGGTTTTCACCAACTACAACGGCTCCGATCTGAGAAGAAGGATCCTTTGACCAGGTTGAAATAAGCTTGGCCATTTTCAAGAATCGAAGGTCCCACTTCTCGGATCCACCATCATTTATGGTATACATCGGAGATCCTGGTACCGAAATCATTTCACAATCAAAGTCCATCAGTTTTCCTGTTCTTCGGTTGTCTTGATATGCTTACGAATGTATCGCATCATCAAGAGAGCGCGCTCGGTGTGATTGAAGGTTGCATTGCCAATATCTTCAATCGGAACGGGAAACATGAATTCTTGGATGCTCAGGTTTTGTGCCATCCACTGGACACGGTACCACAAGTTGCCATCACGATAGTATCGAAACTCGGCAATATTATCATTTCGGACCATTTCCTTGATATTCATTTGATAGCCTTTCAAGATCTGCAGCGAATTGATTTGCTGCATTAGAATTCATCACAATCGCCACAGTCACAGTATCGGTGAACATAGCATGGGTTTTTACAGAGGTTCCGATCCGGCGCAAGATCTCTGCGTACTCCGCCGGATCGGTTACATCATCGCTGTCGGTCAGAATTGGTTGATGCATCATCATTCAAAATCTGATCTGAAACTCGGATACCAACTTTTACAAATGCGGTCGCAAGAAACTCGTAAGTTGTTTCCCAAGCCCATTTCACTGGCTCAGAGATAACCCGCCAAATTGCATCGAAAATCCATAGGGTAATGTATGCGGAAATTCGCTCTACATTGTATGAAGCGGTGAAATCACGGTAATGATACGTATCATAGAAGTCTTTATCATTACGTGTTTCGTCATATTTCAGTTTTGCGAACTTGATATTATCGGCATTTCCCCTCAGAAATCTTGGCCATGAGACGAAAAGGGCGTATAGCCCACCACACACAAAATAGAGAAAGAAGCCCAAGACGATGGGCATCGGATTTGACAATACTGGTACGTCAAACAAGAAGACTAGACCAGCCATGAAGATGACAAATCCAATCAGAAACCCTGTAACAGTCTCAAATGAGGCGGAAACAAAGCCGATCGAAAGGATCGCCAAGATCCAGACAAAGTGCCAGAAGGTGAGGCCTACAAAAAGGCCAGCTAGAAATTCCATAGTATTTTACTCCACTAGGTGAAAATGTCTTTCGTAGACATGAAGGTTCTGAACTTGCCAGTAAATGTTGCCAGGTTCAATCTTTTCAAGATGACGCATATGACTGTATTTGGCCAAGTCATTGTATTCTCGGACCATAAAGTCCAAGACATATTTTGCCCACGCATAATCGTTCTTGTAGCCGTATATTACATCATTCGAGCGCATTTGTACACATGCGTGTAGTCTTTTGTCACGAATGTAATATGCCACAGCATTGGTACAAATGAAATCATTCTTACCGTTTTCATTGTACTCGTCCCAAATTGATGGCCGATTGTAAATCATCACAGCACGGCGAGAATCGGGATTATCAACAAGTTCACCAATAGCACGGTCGAATTGGTTACCATATTTAGGTGAGAAAATCAGATGACCATAATTGGAATTGATTTCACCATGTTCGTTGGCCGTATACTTCCATGCGGCTGGTGGTTCTTTGTCTTCGTAAATGTCGTTGATGTTGGTCGAACCAGATTCATACCATTCAATCTCAGCATCAACATAATCTTGATTGACAGTACCAAAAATTGCTGGTTCATCAGCAATGAAGGATGCACCGATCATTTCAATGGTTTTGGATCCAGTACGATCTGTGGTGAATCGCTCAGCAGCGAGTTCACCCTTGAAGTATTCACGGATATCTGCAACATTCATGACTCGTCTCCTTCAGACGTCGGATTCGATTTCTTGATCTTGCGATTGAACATATCACGATCACGCGTCTGACCTGGAACACCGTACTCAAGATATGCACCGTAGAAGGTTGCATAGTTGATCAGATCGATCACCGAGTCACGAAGCGATTCGTGGTTTGGTTCATAATTGGGATCATTCAGCATGGTCTCCTGAATTGACCGCATGCGAAGCATCTTACCATGCATGATGTCAAAGATCGACTGGATGCCGTTGGCATAGTAATCGGCCTGTTCAACCGACGATGCATCGTTCTGGTAGTCTTGTGCTTTCTTGTTCTGGATTTCCGCACATTCTTTCAAGATCTTCAAGGATGGTTTCATTCTCTTCTCCAAGTATTTCAATTGTTTCACGTGTTACATACGCCTCGCAATTCTCATAGTATGAGGGCTTGGCTGATTTCCAAATTTTCTTGGCATCACACAATGAATAAGGGGTTATGGTGACAATATCTCCAGCTTTGAGGACAACCGTATCATCTCGGTCTGAAAAGTAAAACAAAAAGTGAGTCAGATCGCCAATATTGATCGACTCTTTGTATTGTTCCAGTTTTGTTTGATTGTATTTTAATGGATGGATGTTGAACCACTTTCCGTTGACTTCCTTTGCGTCAACCTTCATACCATTATATATGAAGTCGTGACGCCAATTTAGAGGGCGCTGGACAATTTTGTTTCTTTCAAGTTCCCATTCAAAGAGGAGAGCATCAGCATTCTCACGGCGCCGCCATCCACCCGACAAGAACATGTGTTGTGCATGCCGAACGAACGCTTCTTCTACCTCAATTTGTATCATGCATGTTCTCCTCTTTCATACACAACCCAATTTTGATCATAGGTTGTGCCGGTGATAATCCCATCGCGACGTCGGACGATCCTGTAATACACCAAAGGGCGATTTTCTGCAAAATCTTCAATAGCTTGAATTGCTTCATGCTTCACAGTAAAGGTACCCAAGATTTCGTTGAATTGATTTTCAACCAAATAGATGTAGTTTGATCTAGCCATTATGCTCCGCTCCTATATACGAATTCAATTGCTCGGTTTGCTTCAGTTTCAAAGTCTCGGTCTTTGTACCATCCACCAGTTTCAGCATCAAATTCGAAACACATTTGAGCGATTTCATTTGCTGTGATTGGATACTTTTCTCGAATAGCATTTGACGCCACCGCGACCATGATTTGGTAGAATTTATGATACCAACCTGATTCGACGATGTTCATATATTCAGCTGCAAGCGACTTGGGCCAAAATGGACAATTGCGATATGCAGTCCAAGAGATAGTCGTATTGTCCATCTGCTGCTTGCGATGCTCGATGATCTGTTGCTGAACTTCTTCAGGCAAGTTATCAAAGAAAGATACTGATCGTGGCTTCGGTGCTGGGTACTTTTCCATCAAGACGTCTGGATCAAGAAATGCACCGTCTCTCTGAGAAAATATGAAGTTGTGAGCATCCCGATAAGTAGCGGGAACATAATACATGCGAGAGAGGTCTTTACATTGTGGATCGACTGGAAGATCGGAGAGTGTGACCAGTGCGTGCCAGAACGGCCGAATGTCCTCACTTTGTACTCTTCGAGTAGTTGGAAACACAACACGAAACTTGGGGTGTTCCACACGAGAAGAAGCGGTAGAATAAGCCACAAATCGATAACCAGAAAATCGCTCACGAAACTCATCCTCCAAATTCCCCTCAGGGATAAAGGTGTCAACATCAAGGGCACACCATCCACCCCAATCGATCACGTTTACGTTACGGCGCTTTTCGCCTTTCACGTACGTAGCCGGAGAGATGAGTGGTGCATCCTCTTTGGTGTTATACCTTACATCCGTAAGTTCGTACAACAGTTTTTCAAAAGCATCAAAGGACGGGAAGTCCATACGCTTGTGAGTCTTGTTATCGAACTTGGATTTGAATATTGTCAGCGACGTTTTCATTATCACATCCGGGCCAAATTAGTCCCCAGCTTTCATCTCCAAGTGTATAGGTCAGGTTGTCATGACCATTGCAATAGTAATTGACCGAATACTCAAGTGGAATTCGTTCGCCATCAACATCAAAGGTACATTGCGGGGCTTGAAAATCACTTGAATATGTCGTGATGCCATTACCGGTTTCCCATGAATCGAAACAGGTAATGGCATATTGTGCTCCGATCCAACGATCAAGTGTAGTAAAATTGATCTGGGTCGTATTGCCTGGATACGTAAAAAATACGATGGCAATGAAACAACAAACCATAGACGCGAAAACGGCGTACAAACTAAGATCTTCTCTTGACATGCCTTACTCCTTTAAGAACGGTTTTAACCTATCGATGTACAAAAGTAAACCGTTAACTTCGCTTTGATTGCTCGCAAGGAGAATTATGTTCGTGCAACTATTATGACTATGGCGAATATAAAGTCGATCATCTTCACCAACAACCAGTTCGGTGCCCGAACCCAATGTTATGAAAGCGGAACCACTCATACCGGACCCACCCCAGGAACATGATCATCCTCCATAGCAAGTGGAAGAAGGCCATAGTTTCCTTCGTGAGATGGCTTTCTCCAACCCGATGGTTTGGTCAAATCCGGAAGTCCAAGTGGGTTTGGACGATTTGCCTTTACACCACGGATTTTGGACATATTGGCTTTATGAACTTCATCCCAAGCCTGAACTCCGTCTACCTGCATAAGATCAAGAGTCCCAACTGCGACAACACAGAAATCGATTAGACCATCGATGAACTCTTCGGGATCACCATCAACATAAGCCTTGGTAATCTCGGTCCATTCCTCCAAGAGGAACTTGTAACGGAAAGCCAAGAGTCGCTTGAGCATGTCCGGATTGTCTTTGTTCTGTTCGATCCAATCGTGGAATCCGAACTTGTAGTGCATATCTTCGTTGTCGTTTACCCATTGTTCTGACATGGTATAGTCCTTATGTAAAGAAGTCTTCAAGGGAGCTGGCTTCTTCTGCTGTCCAGCCAATTGCGTGTAAAATGAGGTTCAATGGATCCAAAAAGGTCTTCTCGAACTGTTTCTCATAATCGATATACTTATGTAGTTTGAGCTCTTCCGGTAGAAAGTTTGGGAAAGCGATTACGTTTTCTTTCACCGGATTTGGTTTACGAAGATAGACATATTTCATCTTCGAACCTGGTGTAATAAGCTCGTACTTCTTTTCAAGACCAGCGTCTTTGATCGCGTTATTGTATACGATCGCTGCTCGTGAATTGATCGGCGTGCCTTTCTTGTACACCGTTGTGCGGTCTACATATTTAGTGATTTCAGTAACACCCCTTGGAGCTGCAAGCTCATGGGGTGGCTTTGACTTGAACTCAGACTTGAACTTGGCAATGAATGCTTGAGTCGCTTCTTCATCACCAGTCAACATGATCTTGAACGCTTCTTTGAATTTGTCACGACAAATTTGGGGTGTCGAAGACTTGATTGCTTCAATACCCATCATTTTCAATTCAGGTTCAGCGTATTGAACACCTTCTGAGTTGTGTACGTTTAAGATGTATCGCTTCTTGGCTGTCCAGATACCACGATCAGCGATAACCTCTCGTTCCATCCACATACGATTGACCAAGCAATTCTGCTTGATATGCAATCGTTCATATGCGTCATTGATAGTCTTCTGGAAAAAATCGGCACATGCCTTGTCAAGAAACTTGACTGGATCTTTTGGATCGAACTTCTTGACCATAGGTCCAAAATTCAGGTATACCGAGTCGGTATCAATTGCAATCACGTAATTCTTATCCTTGGTTTCAAGGATTTCGTTCATTTTCTCATTGAGTGCTTTTTCGGCCCATCGAATGGCCAACTGGCCTGATAGTGTAATGGCTTCGGCCATTTTGAGCTCGAAGTATCGAAAATACTGATTTCCAAGTGCGCCATACAAAGAGTTGAGAAGATACTTAATAGCCTGCTCGTTGTTTCTGGCCTTTTGAATTTCTACTTTGAGAAGGTCATTCTTGGTTTTCTCGTATTCTTGCTTGTTCTTAAGCATTGATTTCTTGACGATCTTACGTTCGTCATAATACAGCTCAATGATGGTTGGGAGAATACCCTTTTTCTCTTTAATGAATGCCGCACCGTTAGCAGCAATAGCACAATTTGACTTGACCTTCTTTTCAGTGTTAAGATAGTGATCAACACTCGACATATGGCCTGGTTCATTTCGAAGAGTTTCAGGTGACATGTTATATTGGACAATCAGGTTTGGATACAGAGAGTTGAGGTCAAATGACACAACCCAATCGTACATACCTGGTTTTGGTTCTTTCACATATCCACCCGGATACGGTGCTTTGTATTTTGCTTCGTTTGGAAGGACGACGGTTTTCTTCTCGTATAGGAATCGATGGATAATCGAGTCCCAAATCGCGGTGGTTCCAAGGGTATCCGAATAGTTCACACCAGCTTTATAGGCCATGGTGTAGACCAATTCGAGAAGACCCATTTCAGAGTCGATCCGCTCTACAAGATCAATGTCCTTGAGGTTATAGTCAATGAACAGTTGGTGATTTTCTCGAAACAGGTTGTTGAGGTTACCATACTCCTCATACGACAATTTGCGCTCACCAAGGACAGTGTACGCAATGTGATCTAATTTGTATGACTCTTGTGGTCCGTACGCGTGACCAAACTTAAGGAACAGATCTTGATAGTCTAGGATCTGAATTCCCTTCAGATCAAATGCTTCGGACGTTCGACCACCCTTGAATGATACTGTACGACGATCGACCATTTTCCATGGTGATAGAAGCTTGGCCTTGTCTTCACCAAGAACACGAGAAATACGATTGACGAGATACGGGATATCGAAGAAACGGATATACCAACCCGTCACAACGTCTGGGCAATATTCTTCTTTGGACCATTGCCGTAGAAACCGTTCAATGAGATCTAGCTCATCCTTACACTTGACATATTGGATGTTACATCCTGGACGAGACTCATGAAGATACGATTTAGACGAATCGTAATCACCAAGACCATAGATGCGCCATACATTATCAAATGTAGAGTGCATCGCGATCGAGATGATCGGTTTTTCAGCTACTTCTGGTTCGGGAAATCCATCGTCTGACGCAACCTCGATATCGATCGTGTTGACATTGATTACTCGAGGGTCAAACTTGATTTTTCCAGGAAATCTGTCATTGAGATACTGGAAAATGTAATTCTGCATACCGTAAATTGTATGCTGCTCAACATCTTTATAGGTGCTGATGAAGTCCTTTGCATCTCGCATGGACTCGAAGTTGATAGGTCTGACTGGCGTCCCGTCAAGGGATTGCCAATCAGTTTCCTTTTGGGTACCAAGCCATAGTGTCGGCTTGAACCATACCTTCTTCTCTATTCGCTTGCCGTTGTCGTTATACCCTCTGTAAAGAAGATTGTTACCGTATCTAGACACTGAGGTATAGAATGACATCGTAACTCCATAATGAAAGAGGTATTTATCTATCTAGTGCGCCGTTTTCCAACATTTCGTACACACGTTCTACAGATTCATTGCGAAATTCAAGACGCTGAAGAGACTTTGCGGCCTCCCATCGACCTGATTTTTCACGACCAATAATTAGTGCTCTCAGAAGAGACATAGTAATACTCCGTAAGTTGTGATTGATATGGAGTATTTAATCAATTTGGGAGGTCGAGAACATATCTATTACTGCATAGTCGATATGCAGTGGGGTTATAGCTCAATGTCCACGTATTTGAGCTCATCGAGGCAAATAAATCGAGTGCCCATGACATCTTGGGTAATAGACTTATGCCAATGGCCAAAAATCCAAATCTTTGGCCGATGATTGGTATGATGGAACATTGTATCAAATGCATTTCGAGTCCGCGAATCACACGTTGGATCACGGTAGAAATTGAAAAGCGCTCTGGCGATAGAATCGGGGCAGTCATGAGTTACCATGACTTCTGGTTTGTACTCTTCATAGTATGCAATCATTTCACCGAGTTGCTGATAAGAAAGTTCTTCGTCTTCCCACCAACTTACACCCGGGATTCGATGGGCTTGATCGATTGAACGAGCTCCCCCAATATACATGATCCCATTTTCATGGAGACCATCAGGAATCCAGTGAGTAGAATTCTCACATTCAAGAGGATTGTCATGATTGCCACGAATGAATCGATGAGAATGTCCCTCTTTAGACATTTCGTCCATAACGTATTGGCGATATTCAGGTCGCTCACCAAATCCAATTCCAAAATCTCCAACTTGAACTGATTTTGAACAAGGAGATTTTGGATCATGGATTACATTGAGATATTCCATCCACTTACCATGAATGTCGCCGACAAAACGAATTTTCATTTCTTGTATTCCAAATTCTCATAGCGATTCTTGAGATCATTGATGTATTTGTCAGCATCAACCCAGCGTCCCTGTGAATCACGAACTACCCACATTCCACTATGTGAAAGCCCCATAAGAGGATGAATGGTTTCATATTCACGCCGGGCGGTGAAGATTTGATCGGTATCGTACATGTTGATCTCCATTTGCTGTTAGTAATACTATACTACAAGCAAAAGGAAAAGTACACCCTTAAATGCTATTTGTTGATCTCGACATCCTTAAATCTTTGAGGCCAACTCATAACGAGGCCTTTCGCTTTCTCAGTTTATCACGGAGATCTTCATAGTGGATTGGAGACCAATTATTGACCTCCACACATGCATTGTAATGGCGAAGTGTTGGTGATAGATTATTGTGGATATGGCCATGCACATTGAATGTAACACGGTAGTCACCTTCAAAGGTATTCTGAAGTTGCATCGGAACATGGGTAAGTAGCATGTCATCCATGTATTTCCACACTGCAATCTTCTCAAAGAACCATTGTCCTTTATGACCTTTACCAGATAGGTAACGAATGTCATCATGGTTGCCAACGATCAAGCGCTTGTGACCTTGAAGCTTTACCCAAATCTTTTCGAAATCAGTTTTGGGGCCAATGAAGACATCACCGAGATGCCACACATGATCTTCGGGTTTGATCACGGCGTTCCAATTCTCGATCATCAGTTCGTCGCACTCAGCCTGATCCTTGAAATGCTTTCCTCTGAAAGGAAGCCCATCTTCACCAAGGAATTTCAGCATGTTGGCATGCAAGAAATGGGTATCGGATATGATCCAAACGTTTCGAGTCATTTGCTTGACAACGCTATTGATGGAACATCCATTGTCTGGATCTTGGTCATTGGCCGATATGCTATCGTATGATGAAACGGTCGTTGACGGAACGCACCATGATTGTTGGAAAGCGTGTGAGTTTCACGTTCCATTTGACCGCGGTCGTTTCGCTTGAAAATTGAGATTTCGATAAAATCGATATCTTCGTCGTACATAACTTCATTACCGAAGTCAGCGACGGCACCATACACGCTTTTCATAATCTAATCCTATCATATTTCGAAAGGGATGTAAACCCTCAACTCATACCTTTGCACCAATATTGTACTTGGGACATAGTTCCCACTGATCTTTCTCTTTGAAGGAAATGATCTTGATTTGACGAAGAGGAGCACAATCAAGCGTACCATCTTTTACGATATCAACCAAACCCCAATCAGAGAGAAGGGTTGCAATCGTATTTCGTCTCATCACATCATTCTTCTCAAGATTGGATTTCTTTCCATCAAGAAGAAAAAGCTCCTTGAAGTGGACAATGAAATATCGACCTTGCTTATGGAGAATATGACACGACTGATATAGCTTCTTATCCTTACGAGAAGCAACACCAATTCGTGTGAGTGTCTCTTTGACCTTTAGAAAATCATCGGGTTCTGCGAGGGTAATTTCGAGCATATCGCCCGGCTGCCACGCCATCAATTCATTTTGTTCGACCACCTTTAGTCACCTTGCTTTTTATCGTTGTTATTTGGTCAGGTGATAGGAGCGCCAAGGCCTGGTGCGCTTTTGCATCGCTATAGCCATAATATGCTTTGACTGCCTCAATATCACTTACGGTTTGTGGCTTCAACCACTTGGAAAAGCGCTTGCGTTTCCTAACCATATTTATAAACCAGTCAAATTGAAGTCTATTGGGCAGATGGGCGTTGATGTTCATCTCATTGGCAATCTGAACGGTGTCCGGAAAATAGGACAACCCACGATTTACCATAAAGGCGTTGTACTTCTTCTCGGTCTCTTCATCAACGATGAGATCTTCTTTGGTATCATTGATTGCTTTGAGATAATCAAACGGGGACATTGGTGTCTATTTGAACTCCACGTTGGTGGCAATATTTCACCTCGGTTGGATTAAGGTGATTGACAAG